CCCGTCCGCTGGCGGGATCAGCACGCGGTTGCGGTGGAAGACCGGGTTCTGCTTGGTCGGCGGGCAGGAAGCGCTGAGTTGGCTGGCGCCGCCCCCGCTCGCCAGCGAGATGTCGTGCAAGTAGGCGCCGCTGACGGTGAGCAGCTTCGAGCCTTGCCGGAAGGGCGCGTAGAGCATCCCGTCGGTGGGGACAGGAAGAGCAGGGGACTGGTACTTCCAGGCGCCCCGCATCCGCACCCCGGCTTGCAGGAGCAGCGGCACCCAGTCGGTCGATTCCCAAACCGACCCTTCCGGCAGGCGGTCGCGAGAGCGGTCGGAGTAGATCCCCCTGACCTCGCGCAGGAGTGGCAGCAGATCCGCCATCAGCCCTGCCAGTAAGAGGGGTCTGTGTCTCCGACCAACGTCTCGCGCTGACGGCCGACTCTCACCTTGCTGCCGAGGAAGTTGATTTGCGTCTTGATCCGCCCCAGGTCGGAGCCGATCGCGGCGAAGCCGTCCTTGCCCTCGTAGGCGGTGCGGTACTTCTCGCCGCGTCCGGCGCCCTGGTCACCGGCCTTGTCGGCCGCGTGCCAGCACATGTAGTTGAGGATCGCCCGGTGATGCTCCGTCGGGATCCGCCCGTATGTCCTGTCCGAAGGATCGTGCGCGTCCAGGGTCATCGGCGTGGGCCGGGGCACGTACCAGTAATCGAGCGTCTCGCCCGTCGAGGGGGCGCCGAGCACGACCCGGGACAACCCGGCGAAGGCGTAGCCGCCGGGCGACAGTTCGTCGCGCTTCTGCTCGACCATCAGCTTCTCCCCGTCCGAACCGATCGAGCGGATGCCGCCGACGATCGTCAGCACGTCCGAGATGTCGAAGTCGGTCGAGCCGGTGTTGAGCGTGGATTGCGCGCGGCGGACGTGGATGCGCGTGCGCGAGAGGATGTCGAGCACCGCCTCGTTCGCAAGCTCGTCCAGCAGGGCCGCCTCGTCCACCTCGTCGTCCGAGGTTCCGACCGGGATTCCCAGCATCCGCGAGACCCTGAGCGTGATCTCGCCCCGGTTCATGCGGCGTCGGGAAGAACTGCGTAGAAGGTCGGCAGCTTGTCGGTCAAGCCCGGCCGCCAGGCGCCGCTCCAGAGCAGCAGGTTGTAGTTGAGGAAGCTGCTGTAGACGATCGCGTAGGTCGGCCAGCCCTCCAGCACCTCGGAGTAGGTTCGCTTCCCGGTCAGGTCGTCGGGAGGCTGGCCCAGGAAGGGGGTCAGCGTGTCGGGAGGGGCAGGATCAAGGGTCACGACGGATCGTCTCGTTCGGGAACTTGACCGAGGGGGGCAGGATGATCCCCGTGCGCTCCTCGTAGGCGTCCATCTCGCGCATCCGCTCCAACTCGTCGTTGACGTTGATGCGCGACCCGATATGCACCTCCTCCAGCGACCCGTGCTTCGTCGCGAGGTCGTGCAGCTGCCGGTCGCGCATCCGGTAGCCGCAGCCGATCACCGTCCCGTCCGGCAGCTTCAGTGCCTCGCAGATCTCCGGGAACGGTGTCTCCTGCGGCTCCAGGCAGTTCATGCAGACGTAACCCTGGAACATGCGCTGGAGCGTCTCCTCGTCCACCGCGACGTTCGCCTGCACCATCAACTCCCCTGAGGGCATCTGGACGAGCGTGTCTCCTTCGACGGCGTCGAGGATCTTCGCGGGCTGACGCCAGCGTTCGTTCACGCGGGCACGACCTCCGCTCCGGCGAGTAGCGAGTCCTGCTCGATGATCTTCGCCTCCAGGGCCTCGATCAGTGCCGGGCGCCTGGCGTTCTGGCGCTCGTAGGCGAGCACCTGGCGGAAGTCGTGGCCGTCCTCCTCGATCTTCGTGAACAGCTGGTCGAGCGTGCCGTTGTACTCCATGTACTTCGGCCAGGGCGGCGGCTCCTTCGCCTGCTCGTGCAAGCGGTAGTCGTCGTGACCCTGCGAGTTCTCCAGAAGCTTGTGCTCGACGTAGTCCTGGAAGTCCCACTCCTGGCCGCGCTCATCGACATGCGTGCGCCCGCGCCAGTTGTTCCGCACCGCCTCCTCGGCCGTGTCGAAGACCGAGGTGCGTTCCAGCGTCGGAACGGGTGTCACCTCGTCCTGAAGCGTCTGCCGCCCGTGCAGCGCGAAGGTGCGCTCCACGAAGGAGACGTCGGTCTCGGTCACCTCGTCCTGGTTGAAGTGGGCGGTGAACCCTTCCTGGTCGATGATCCGGTCTCCGTAGTTGGAGAAGTGCGCCCGCTCCGGAATGATTCCGACGCTGAAGCGGGCGATGTGGCTGACAAAGCGCATTGGCCTCCTTTGCTTTGAGGGGGCGGTGGGCAACTGGGGAGAGACCACCGCCCCCGGCCTAGCCTTAGGTGATTCCGAAGATGATCCCGTGGCTCCCCTCGTTGCGGATCTCCCACGTACACTCGGTCAGCCACTCCTCGCTGACGCGGTCGCCGCCGGGAAGCTGCCGGTTGGTGAGCAGCCGGGGAGATGCGCCGGTCAGGTTCTTGTACTGGACGCGGTTCATGTCCACGACGAACAGCCAGCCGCCGTACTGCTTGAGCGTGGTCGGGAAGTCGTTCCAGTCCTTCTTGACGACGATCCCGATCTCGGTGCCGTAGACGCCGGACATGAAGGCGTCCACCTTCAGGCCCGCGACGTTCTGCGGATCCGGCCGCCAGGCCGTGCCCTGGCCGCCACGGTTGAACTTCGACATCTCCTGCGCGGGCAGCGGCGCCGTGAAGATGACCACGTTGTCGCTGGCGTGCTGGAGCGACGCGCGGAGGAACGTGTCCAGCGCGTCCACCGTCAGCGGCCCCGCCTGGTCGAGGCGGTTGGTGACGATGAACTCGGAGAGGCCGCCGCAGAAGCCGACCGGCTCGCCCGTGTTCGGGTCGGTCTTCAGGTCGCGAGCACCCCAGAAGCCGGAGTACTCGATCGCCCGCTTCTGCTCGACGCCCTTCAGCGCGGACTCCTGGTCCGGCTCCGACTGCCCGTAGTAGTCCACCGCCCGTGCCGTGCGCGAGAAGGTCGCGCCGTGGCGGAAGATCTGCGTGTAGTTGTAGCCGAGCGTGCCCGTCAGGACGAGCGTGTCCGGGAAGTCGGCGCCCTGCGGAGAGGCGTTCGACGCGATCAGCAGGGTGTCACCGATGTTGCCCGCCTGCCCCGCCTTGACGCCGATGTTGCGGACGACCGTCAAGGTGTCGGTGGAGACGGAAGTGACGTAGAAGGCGTCTCCGCCCGCCATGTTGCGAAGCACGTCCCCCTTGCGGACGCGGTTGCCGTGACCGGCGTTCAGGACGACCGTGGTCGCGACGTTCGTGTACGCGGTGAGGACGGTGGCGAGGCGGGGAAAGTAGTCCTTCTCCCGCCAGTTGATCTTCTCCCGCGTGGCAGTCCCCGAGGACGCCTTCATCGTGAAGGTCGAGAACTGCGTGCGGTCCTCGTCGGCCATCGAGATCTCTTCCCGCATGTCGATGACCATCGAGTCCTGAAGGACTTCCGTCGTGGCGACGGTGCCCTTCTGAATCGTGCTCATGGGACTCCTTTCAGACCGGGGTTCGAGCTAGGTTTTTCCGGCTGGAAGGAGGGGGTGCAGCCTAGTCCGTGGGGATCTGTGGCTGGCCCAGCTTCTCTCGGATGGCGTTTCTCTTCGCGAGCACGGCGAGTTCGGCCTCTGAGAGAGGGGTACGAGTGCCGCTGGCCTCGGAGGAAGACACCGTTGCCGAGACTCTAGCGGCATCGGCGGCTGCTTTTCTACGCCGCTTCTCGGTTACCTGGGCCTCGCGCCGCTTCGGGCTGACGCTCTGGGAGGCGACCTGGTACAGGTACTCCAGCACTCTGACCTTGCCGGGGATGCCCTGCGTCCTAGCCGTGTCCTCCAGCCACTGCTTCGTGTCGGCGTCGAGCGGGCCGTTCTCCTCCAGCACCAGCCTGTCCATCTCCTGCTCCAAGTCATCGAAGTCGGGGTGGCGGCTGGCGATCGTCGCACGCGCCCTCAGGGCCTCGGTCTCCACCATCCGGCCCTTCTGCTCCTCGATCAGCGGCGAGACGGCGGCTAGTGCATGTTGTGTCGCGAGATGCCGCTGCACGTCGTTGTTGAAGGCGAGCGCGATGACCAGCTGGTCGGGTTCGGCCGCCCAGTGGGCCAGGTAGATGTCGTAGGCCTGGGTCCCTCCGTTGTGCAGTGCCGCGAGCGCGCCCTGCTCCCCGGCCCCGGTGGCGACGGTCTCGGCCGCCCACTCGTTCCAGGCCTGAGGATCGAACTGCTGCTCGCCCTGCACCTCCTGCTCCTGCTGCTGCTGCCACTCTGCCCGTTCGCGATAGAGGCGGTCGATCGTCGCGTCCGCTTCCGCTTTGCCCCGCTCTGCCTCCTCGCGTGTCTTGTAGCGAGCGAAGAAAAACTCCTCGTCGTCGGCTTCTCCCTCTGGCTC